GGCGTGATGCCGTTGCGGATTTGCCCGACTTTCGAGCGCAGAGCCTTCATGTTCTCCCGGAACAGGATGGGCGTTTTCTGGTTGCCGTAAGCGGTCAGTCCCTGTGACATCCGCGTGTCCAGTGCGGTGCGGGAACCGCGCGCCGAGATGATTTCATCAAACGAAGCGCCGCCCGACGAGACAGAACCGGCCATGTCGATTGACCACAGCCGCCGCCGTTTCCCGTCAGGCCCCGGCGCGGCGATCTTGATGAGGTTGGTGCTGTCGCTGTCGAAGGTCACATAAGAACCGCCGGGAAGCGGAAACACGCCTTCATCCGTGCCGAGAGAAAGAGAGTATGTCTGATCGGAGTTTTGCGTGAAGGTCAGCCCGTTACCAACGTCAACCGAGATACCCAGCTTAGCCAGAAACGTGCCATCCAGATTGAAGCGCGCCAGACGACGGCGAACGCCATCCGAATCTGGCGCAGTAAACCGGCCAAGGCTCCCCGCTTCGCTGTCGGTGACCAAACGGTTATTGATGCTGGCTGCGGTAGCTTCCGCATCCTCCGCCCACCCCTTCGCACTCTTCGTCCCCGTCCCGCCCGGTTCCGTGCCTTCTGCCCATTCTTGGGAGGAGGCGGCAGAAGAAGCGGCCTCACCGGCCTTGGTCGTCGCCGTTCCCGCCGCAGTTTCAGCACCGGTACGCGCTGCCTGCGCTGCCTCGCGATCGGCTTGGATTCCTACCGTCAGCTGCGTCTGCGGCATCAGGTCTTCGGCAATCGCTGTCAGCGATACCTGTGCATTGGGCCGCAACGAGATCGCTGCGCCACCATCGCTGCTATCGATCACGGACCGGACGAGCTGCGCTGATTCCGAGAGATAGGTACCGCGCCCGAACTCCCATGCCGAACCTTGTTGGATCGAATAGGAATACACGGTGCCATTGGTCAGGACTTCACGGCCCCTGTAGCCTTCAGCCGCAGAGCCCAGCGTGATTGCACCTGAACCGGTATTGCTGACGTTGATCTTGACCAGCGTGACGAGGCTAGATGGCATCGGTTACTCCTCCGTAATGTCAGGATACGGGGGAGGGGCGGATCACTCGAAGCCGGGGATCAAAGGGCGCCAGGTGCAGCGGCAATTGATCGCTTGGCCGGGGAGGACTTTCCCAAAGCCGTCGCCGAAGTCGTGGCCCTCACCAAGCTTGAAGCGCTTGCCGGAAAAGGACTTGTGTTCGGGTCTCGGTTCCTTGCCGCCGCCGCTGTGCATCCAGATGCCTTCAGTGATGCCAGCTTCCTGCTCCCTGACACTGCGCATCGTGGCGGTGGCCTTGTTGTTCTGGTCCCGCGCGATGAAACTCGCCCGCCGCTTCGACACACCGGTCTGCCGCTGCAATTCCTTGGTCAGGGTGCCGAGATCGCGACCCTGCGAAACGGACTGCATCACCAGCTGCTCGACCTTGGCAAGGTGCTGGCTGCCGATTGACTTGATCAGGCTGACGTTTTCGGCGCGGACGGCGTTAAAGGCGTCGCGCATTGCGGGGGTCATCTTGAAGCGGATCGAGAAGCCGGCCTTCCGCAGCTGTGACGCCAAAGTGAGATCGCAACGCTTCTGGACTGCAGTCGCGAAGTAATCGGCCATGGAGTCGGCCAAATCATCGAACCGGCTCTGCCAGTGCTTGGCGAGGCGTCGCATCAACTCGCGGAGCAGTTCCGAGGGCGACTTGTCCGCACCGAGCAGCACCGTTTCCGGTTCATCGCTCACCCACTGCCGCTTCACCGCCTTGATGATGTCGGCGCTCATGATATCGAGGAGGGCATGGATGCGTGCTTCGTAGCGGTTGCGGATCGGAGCGCTGGGTCGGATCGGGGTTAGGGTCACAGCGCTGTCTCGAGCGGCTCCTGCTCGTCGCTGAGGCCGCCGCTGAGATTATCATCCCCACCATCATCAGGCATCCCCGGAGCAGGCCCAGCCAAAGCCCCGGCATACATGCCGCCTTCCTCGTCGTTGAGGCGCGCGCGGCACTCGTCGGCATCAATGACACCCTTGTCGATGTAGATGCCATCAGCCTCAGCATCGGCCTTGCGGATGTCGGCCTTGTCCTTGTCGCTCATCTCCCACAGCGATTCGAATTCGAACGTGATCTTGGGATCGATGTCGCCGAAGAGGCTGAGCTGGACGACCTGCAGCAGGGTGTGCAGTTCGGGGCCGCAGACCTTTTCGAGGTAGGCCATGATCTTGTCGTAGAAGACGCGGATTTCGCCTTCGGAACTGGCATTGAGCCCCGAGGGGGTGATGCCGAGCAGGATGACCAGCGGAATGCCGGAGACCGACGCGATCTGTTCGAGAGCCTGCGCCTGGAGCTTGTCCAGACCAGCGATGGGGGCCGAGACGTTGGCGAAGTCCTCGTCATTCTTGTCGACGACGAAGGTACCGCGGTTGTCGCGGGTCTTGTTGAAGATATCGACGCGGGCAAAGAGGTTCTCGCCGGTGCCGCCGCTCAATAAGCCGTCGGTGTTCGTCTTCAGCACCATGACCGAGAAGGAATGGATCAGGTCCGAAACGGACTGCCGCGCCCGCAACCAGTTGTCGACGTAGGGCTTGCACATCTGCGTCAAGGCGACACCACCGAACGCATAGGCAGGTTTCAGCATGTTCGGCATCGGGCGGCCAACCATGGTGAGCAGGCGACTGGCATGCACGATGCGGCCCGACATGTACCATGACGCGGGCTTGTAGAAGTCCGGGGCCAGCGGGTTCTGGGCATCGTAGGGGCCGGGATAGCTCCACATCGGCTCCACAACGGCGAGGCGCCTCAGTGGCCGGTTCGCATTGACCTTGCGCTTGTCCATGACCAGCGGCACGGCCAGTTCCGCAGGCTTGTCGTGGTCGCCGAAGTCCATGAAGATCTGGATCCGGCCGAAGAAGCATTCCTTCTCGATCGCTTCCCGGAACAGTTCACGCACGGCGAGGCGCTGCAACTCCGCTTCGATCTTCTTTACCTTGGCATCGTCGCCACTGAGCCTGATCCACTTACGGGTGCAGTGCTCGGCCCAGATCGAGGCGACGTGCCGATATTCGGCGCGCTGCGACAGTTCGGCGAGGTAGGGATAGCCGAGGAAGCCCAAGCCTTCGTGATAGGCCTGTTGTGCGGCGTAGGCACTGATGTCGCCGGTCGAAGGCATCGCGTCCAGCGCCATGCCTTGGGGCAGGACACCGGGCAGGGGATCGGGGCGCGCAAAGGTCTGCTCCGGCATGTAGACCGCAGAACCGCTGTGACGGCCCGCCTCCCAGATCGCGGCCATAGAAATGCCGCGGCGCTCGGGCATGACTTCGGCCTGCACCGGCATGGCCGTCGTCGACTTGAACAGGGCGCGCCATGCGGCTCGGATGCGGTTGAACATGAAACCTCGTGGGCCGAACGTGTAAGGTCCATGTTACCCGCCACCGGTCTGTGCTATGGCGTGCCAGTGCTCAGTCTCGACGACCTCATCATCGCCGCTATTGCGTCAGCCGGTTCATGGCCGGAGCAGGAAGCGATCCTGCGCGGGATTGGGATGGATGATGCCGAGACGGAATCGATCCGGATCGCATTGGCCGAGCATGATGCCGAGGCCGTGGCGCGGATCGTGAAGGGCCCGGAACCGGACTAGGCGGCGCGCAAGGCTTCGGGGTTGATGACGAGACCGCCGCGCCCTTCCCAGAACGCCATGACAGCAGCGTCGGCGAGGTTGTGCGACGGGATGCCGCGCTTCTTCAGCGACTTCTTGCTCTCGACCTTCATGCGGCCATTGACGCTTTCCCGCCGTGGCTGCGCCAGTTCCGCTGCCAGCTTTTCTCGTAGTGGCAGGCCAGAGGGGATCGAGATCAGGGCCTTGCGGTCGTAGGGCAAGCCATTGCGCGCCTGCCAGGTGTTGCGGAACCGATCGGCAAGCAGGCCCCAGCCCTGCGCCTTGAGGTTGGCGAACATGTCGCCATGTGTCTTGCCAGGCTGGTATTCGCGTTCCGGCCGATCTGGCGCCTCTGATGCAGTCCAACCATTAAACCGGCAGGGCTTGAACTTGAGCCCTGCGATCTGCGCCTTGGCCTTGACCTCCCCTTCGAGCCTGCGCAGTTCGCCAGGCACTGATGCGCCGACACCGATATCGTCGATGTGAAGGGTATCGAGCAATTCGCGTTGTGCAAGGGCATAGGCATGTGCCGCCGCAGCGTTGGGGTTGTCGTCGTGCCATTCCTCAAGGCCGGACAGGACGCAGCCGTAGCGCCAGGCCATCGCATTCGGGTCCTGCGTCTTCGGGGCTGCCACATCGCCCTCGACGCCGCCGCTGACGTCGAAACCACCGATCCGACCGCCACCTACGGGGAAGTCAGCGATCGAGAGATGGGCGTCGACAGCTGCCTCGACCCACATTGGCTTGATGATCGACAGAGCGTTATCGGCCACTGGCTCGCCGAGATAGACATGCCGGTAAAGCTCAGGGTCCGACTGGCGCATGATTTCCGCATCGTCGCGCAGCTCCTTGGGGAATCGCGGATTGTCAGTGAAGTTGATCTTCTTGACGATGCAGTAGGCGCGACCGTCCTTCTCCGCCGGATAGATCGGGTCGGCAACGAAACGCTGGTAGGTGTCCTCAAGCGGGTTCTCTGGGTTGAAACTGACCCAGATCTCGGAGCCGTCCTTTCGCAGCGTCGGAATCAGCGCCCGCCAGCTTTCGGCTGAAACTGGGTTGGCTTCCTCCAGCCATGCCGCATCGAAGTTGGAAAAGCCCTTGAGCTTCTGGGTGTTGAGGCGGGTGGCGTTGGCCCTGATGCCGCTGAACTTGATGCAGCCGCCACTGGTCCGGCAGTTGATCTCGGTCTTCAGGATCTCGAAGTGATCGTCGAGCCCGCGCCGTTCGATCTCGGCAACGAACTCCTGGTAGACGCTGTCCGCGATGCTCTCCATGATCTCGCGGAAACAGACGACCCGCCAGCCATGGTAGAGGACATTGCTGGTCAGGATGGTGCAGAAGGTACGCGTCTTGGCGCTGCCACGGCCACCATAGGCGACCTTGAAGCGTGCCGGCTGCAGGTAGTCCCGATAGGCCGGGAAGATATCGATGACTTCGGAGGTCATTCTTCGACGACGCGATAGGTTGGCGCAGAGATGTTGACGTTGACGGTTTGTGCCGCAGTCTCCTTGAAGGCTGAGACGTCGACGTGCTTGCCCACCAACTCGACGACCTTGGTACGATCGAGCAGCTTGATCTTGCGGACACGGCCGATCGCAACCCTGTCTTGGCCACGTCCCTCGAACAGCTCTTCAACCTCAATGCCTGCGACTAGGCCAGTGCGGAACACCATCGGCCAATCATGAATCGGCTTCAGGTTGCCTTCCGCATCGTAGAGCTCGGCAAGGTCGGCTGTGGCATCGCTGGCAAGGCGGGTCAGCACCCATTCGGCATCGACCTTGGTCTTTTCCGACCTCTCCGCCTTTGCCGCCATGAGGGCTGTGGAGACGTCAACATTCGTCAACAGTCGCGCACCCTGCTGCTTCGCCGTCTTCGGGCTGTAGCCTGCCCGTATCGCAGCCTGTGTGGCATTGAGGTCGATGAGGTATTCCCTCACGAACATCTGCTGCTTGTCGGTCAGGCTCATGTTGGCTGCCCCACCCAAGCCGTGATGACGGCGATTGCGCCAGCTCGCATATCAGACCTGCCAACTTCGCCTAAATCCTCCCACAGCATTCGAGGGTCCAGGCAATCGTAAAGGAACAAGGCCTTCGCCGCGCGCTCTATCTCCGGCGCAACGGTCGCATCCGAATGAAAGACGTCGCTCTTAACGGCGCCCGCCTCAACCTCTGCCATCAGCCGGCAGGTCTCGCAGCAGTTGGGATCGTATTCCATGATCAGAACTCCATCGCCTTCCAGCCCAGCCTTGCGGCCCGGGACATGATTTCCTCATCGCTGAGGACCGAGAAGTTGCGGCGCCAGAACTGGCCCTTGGCATTGGGCTTACCGGTCGCATCACAGCGATGGACCGCCCCGAATTGACGGAGGAAGTCCGCGGCTTGGCCGGGGAGACTGACATCACGCTGTAGCAGCCCGGAACAGAGGACGCCGCGCTGCTTCGGGAGACCGCCAGATTTGGCGCGTCGGGCCCGTTCATGCAGGGCCATTCCGGCTTCACGACGCCAGCGGGTGACGGTGCTCAAGCTGGCATTGAAGTGCTTCGCCGCGCCCTGAGAACCGAGGCGATGCAGCACGGATAGGAAGTCATCGGGGCAATTCCGCTTCAGCCCGATATAGCCACAGCTCCGGCACTGGCCACGGCTGTAGCGGCTGATCTGGGTGCCGCAGGTCCGGCAATGCTTCTGAGGCTGGGTGCCGGAACGGGGACGTCCGCCGCGACGTGACGCCATCGCCCACGAGAACAGGGGCAGGGCTTCGACCAGGTTGCGGACGTGGATTGCCTTGCGCGGCATCTGCGCGACGATCATTGGAATTCCCCCCTGTATTCAAGTTGGCGTGCGAAGCGGTGAAGGCTCAAGGCTGGCAGCACGGTAATGACCGCTCCCTCGCAGATCACGACGCGCTGGCCGGTCGGCAGATGCACGAACACCGTCGCGGTCCCTGCGAAGTCCGCGGCGCAGGTGAACGGCTTGCGGTTCAGGTCGGCGCGGATGGCGACGCGACTGCAATTGCCGATCCGTTCACGATACCGCTCGATGGCGTGGCGGGTAACGCGGATCATCTCGCCCCCATGATGCTGGCGATGAGCGCGCGCGTTGGCCTGTCGGCGCAGCGGTAGTGATCGCGCATGACCTCGATGTCGGCTTGGCCCGCGAAGTGCTCCTGAGCATCGCGCAAGATGGCAGGAACGGTATCAGCCCAGTTGGTCTCGGACAGGTCCGCGTCGACAGGGCCGGTGTAGGGCCGGTCGGGGTCGTGCCAGAGGGCTTCGTCGATCATGCGACAACAGCCTTTCCTGGGCGGGTGTGCAGGTCGCAACGGCGGCGCTCCGGCCACCGGTTCGGTGCCGCCATCGTCGTGAAGCCTTCGCCACACGTCGCGCACTCAGCTTGCCAGAGCATCAGCGTCGTCGTGGATCCGTCTTTCGTCAGGTAAGGCTCATGCCCGATCAGGTCGAAGCGCTGACCGTTCACTTCGATCGACAAGCCGACAGGTGCGACGCCTGAGAGCGTGATGAGGTTGGTCTTCCTCATGGCTTTGCCCCAGTTTCCGGCAGTGGTCTGGTTGCCTCAGTTAGCCTCCAGTTATGGGGGGTATTACATACCCCCCTAACTGGGGCACTGGGGCAGACCACTTGCCTGCCACGGTCCGCCCCAGTTTGCCCCAGTTTTGCCCCAGTTCTGAAGATCAACTGAGGCACAGCAAAAAATCGCGGATTTCCGCCGTTTCGTGTGTGGCAGTGGGGCGCGTCAGACAGACGGCCTGCTTCCCCTGCCACAGTTGCCTCAGTCGTGCCCCAGTTCAGTCCGTGTGCCATGTTCCGACCTCCACGAACTTGCGGACATTGCGCTTTTCGTCAGTGCCCTCGACCTCGCGCAGCATGTCGTTCTTGAGCCACTGCTTGAGGATATCCTTGACCCGTCCCGCCTTCTTCTCGACGTCCAGATCGAGAACCTGCGCGATGACGTGGCCGACCCATTGGGCACTGCGAACGTCGGCACGGTAGCGACCTTCTGCCACCCGCTTCTGCACTTCCTTGAGGTGCCAGGTGCTGATGCCTTCGAACGGATCGGGCCACTTCCATGGGCAGGCTACGCCGACGCTGTCACCATTGGGGAGGTCGACGTTGTTCATGCGGAACCAGTCGGCCGCTTCGGGCGGAGCGAGGTTCGCCTTGTCGTTCTGGGTGCGGAAGTAGAAGCCTAGCATGCGCGGCTCGATGCCGGCGCGTTCCCCCTCTTCCTTGGTCATGCGGTTGTAGACTACCACACTGCGGGCGGCACCGATCAGCGAGACGGCACCGCGGCTGCTCTCGGCCGTCACTTCAGCGCCGTTGGTCTTGCGGACGTGGTGGACCAGGTTGATGGCGCAGTCGCAGATGTCGGCGATGCGGCTCCATTCCTTTGCCACCATATCGATCGCGCGGTTATCGTTCTCGCTGATCATGTGACTCGACACGAACGGATCGATGCTGAGAACATCGATCCTGCGAGCCTTGAGCTGCTCGATCACGGCATCGACAATGGGACGGATGATGCGGGCGCCGCCGTCGGTTTCTTCGGCGATGCAGATGGGCTGGTCGCGGCCGGAATCGACGAAGAGACGCTCGCCGACGTCATCAGGGCTGATCTCGAACCATTGCGCAGCGGCGTGGATGCGGCGCTCGGTTTCCTCTGCCGGATCTTCGAGGTTGTAGAGCCAGACGTTGAGTGGGCCTTCATGGCAGTCCTTGCCGAGAAGGTTGCGGCCCGTTGTCATCGCCAGGGCTTCGACGATCTTGACGCTTGACTTGCCCAGACCGCCAGGGGCGATATCGAGCGAGAGAAACTTGCGGATCAAGTGCCGGCCGTAGAGCCACTTGCGTGGCGGGATGGTGGCAGGGTCGCGCCATGTGAAAGGGGTCGCCTTCATTTGGGGGCGCGGCTCGTCCTGCGGCTCGTCGTAGGGCGCGAAAGGCGGCAGGGTGCTGCGGCGCTGCGAGAAGGCATCGGCCACCTTTTGCAGGCCGAAGGTCACTGCAACGTCGTTCGCGTCGAAATTTCCGGCGTCTGACACGCTCACGCTGCCCCTCTCTGTGGTCTGCCCAGCGGGTACGCAACATTGGCGCCGATCTCGGCCGCAACGGCCTCGGCTGTCGCGATCCCGGGGTTCTTGTAGATCCCGCGCTGCTCCAGCTCTTTGCGAGCCGTTGCCTCGTCATCGTCGGCAAACACGGTGTAGTTCAGATCGGCCCGACGTTCCGCGAACAGGCGCGCGACTTTGGGCATGTTCGAGGTGTTGAACGTCACAACCACCGGCAGTCCCGTTGCCCGATGCACCGCATCGCCGGTGGCGTAGCCCTCGCAGATCACCGCTTCCTCGGTCTCAGGGGAGAAGCTGCCGACGATTGCGAACAGGCCATCGATGCGACCGCCTTTGAGGAATCGTTTTTCACCACATGGCTTGATGCGCTGCAGGTTCCAGAGGATGCCTTGCTCGTCGCACATCGGCACCAGCAGTTCGTCGCCGAGCTGGCGCAGTTCGCCGGGCTCGAGCTGCTTGCGCGCGACATAGGCATGTTCGACGCTAGCCGGTGCCGCGCGCTGCCACAGATCGGCTGCGGCAAGCGCGGCCTGGCGCTGGTTATTGACCTGTTCGGCCTCGCGGCGCTCCTTGGCCTGTTTCCATTCCCGTTGCAGGGCCTCGCGTTCAGCAGGCGACAAGGCAGGGCGATCGTCGGCCGCTTTCCATTTCAGCGTGCCGGTGTTCATCCTGTAGTTGCCGAACGCGCCAGCAGGACGTTGGTCAAGGTACAGGATGGCCCAGCCATTCTGTCGGCCCTTGCCGTCGCCTTCGCAGCGGAATCGGATCAGCGATCCCGACGCAAGCCGCTGGGCAATGGGTTCGATCGGCGCAACACCGTTCGCTTCCATGAAGCCGATGAAGTCGGCGATGGCGTCGTGGATGCTCATGCGTCCTGCAGCCCGTAGAACAGAATGATGTCTTCGACGGCTTCGTCATCGATATGGCCATGTTCCCGCGCGATGATCAGGCGCGCTTTCATCTCGGCCTTGTCGTCTATCTCGGTCACGATGTGCCGGAGTACGATGCCTTTGAAGAGCGCACCGGCGCTGATGACGGAGGTCTCGCGGGGAGCAGACGTCATGCTGCACCTCGCATTGCCGCGTAGGGGTTCCAGGTATCAAAATCGGCTTCGATCTGGGCCCAGTTGGTCGGGTGCTGCGCCTTGAGATCAGGCGTCCGCGAGCAGGCCACATAGCCATTCGGCGTAGGCGCCAAAAACCCGTGGTAGCAATCCGTCCAGCGCCTCGGCGAGATGCCCAGCGCCTTCATGTCACTGCGATGGACCGAGCCATTTCGCTCAAGCAGGATCATGAGCTTGATGGCTTTGATCTTCCACGGCGTCAGCGCGACGGGAGAGCTGTCACCACCTCTGACATCGGGAACGTATTCGGGAAGGACGCAGCGCTTTCCTGGCAGCCAGCTATGCCACTGAGCATATTGGTAGCCAGCCTCTTCTGGCAATTCAGCGGGACTGAGGCTCCAGCGCTTTTTCTCCGGCCAGCCATAGGATTCATGGCCGATGGTCAGGACAGCGATGCCGCAGTGACTTGCGATGCTGCGCATATGGTTCTGACAGGCATCAGCTGGCACAAGAACAGCGCGATAGTCTGGACCCGCAGCCTCGGCATACCGCAAGCCCGTCAGGGCTTGTTCCAGAACCTTGGCGTTCAACGAGAGTTTCGCTTCAACCCCGATTTGCATCCCGGTTTTGGTGTGGACGAGCAAGATGTCCCAGCCTGCGGTTTCATGGTACTGCGTCCAGCCTTCCCCAATCGCTGGGCCGATACTCCAGCGCGGCGATGCCAGCGCCTCGACAAATGCGGCGACGAGCTCGGTTTCTTTGGCGAACAGCTTGCTCACGCCGCGATCCTCCCGATCGCAGGCATGCCCTGCTGAACCAGCCATTCGAAGGCCAGTTCAGGTGTGAAGAAGCACGCGACGGGAAAACCTTGCCGGAACAGCTTGTTGCACTGGTCGATTTGCGCCTGGCTGAGCTCGCCTGCGCGACCCGCAGCGGTGTAGCCCTTCATCTCGACGAAGGCCTGGCTTCGGACGCCCCAGGTCACGGTGTAGTCGGGGTATCCGGCCACAACACCCATGGCTTTTGCCTTGATGTGGTTGTGATTTCCCTCGTTCTTGGAATGCTGGATTGTCGCCTGCGGAGCGAGTTGGTGGACGAGCTTCACCAACGTCTTGCAGCGCGGATCCTCGCCGAGGATGCGGTTGCCGTCGGGCTTCTGTACAAAGAACAGCGGCTCCTCGCGCAGCGAGGATTCGAGTGCGCCCCAGGTCATGCGGCCTCCCGAACGCGGCGTGCTTCCACCGTCTCGGTCAGCTTCGCGAGCAGCTGGTCGAAGTCGCGGGTTCCGCGCCGCGCATGGCTCGCCGCGATGCTTTCGAGCATGGCCGGCGTCAGCGTCTGCAACGGCGCAGTCGACGCCTTGGCGAATGCTGCAACAGCATTGTCGCGCTTCGTCACGTTCTCGCGGCTGCGTGGATATCGGGCGCCGGGTTTCATCTCGTCACTTCCCTCGGGCCATCGCCCGCAATGTCTCGAAATGCCCGCGGCTCTCCGGCTTCGGCTCGGTGCCGGTCAGCGCGAAGAAACCGTCGAGAAGCTTGGCCGCCCATTGCGCGGCGCGGCGTTGATCAGGGCTCATGCGGCTTGCGGGCCTAGTTCCCGCTTGATCTCGGCCTAGATCGCGTAGGCTCGACCCTTGGTGATCCCGATGCGCTCAGCCGCGTCCGCTATGGTGATGTCGCGCGCGACCAGTTCGGCGAGACGTGACTTGGTCGTCAGAGCGGGTTTGCTCATTGCGTCTGTTCTCCATCATAAGGGGTAGGGCGGGGCTGTCCGCAGGCGGGGCAGCACGTCATCAGCGGAACCGGCACTGGCTCGACGCGCGGGCCGAGATGCCAGCCGCGCACCGGCTGCAGCGCGATAGTCCGGAGGACTTCAGCGCAGGGGCCTTGAACAGCAGCGGCAACGCGGTCCTTCGCGACCCAGTCGGCTTGGCGGAGGGCGCCCATCACGCGGCCAGCCTTTCGCTGCGGAACCGCGCATAGACTTCGCCGACGATGGGCCGCTTCTTGCAGCGCTTCGCCCAGGTCTTGCGGTAGTGGACGACCGTGGTGTGGTCCTTGATGCCAACGCGACTGGCGACCATGGTGGTTGAGTGTCCGCGATCAAGCAGGAGCATGGCAGCAACTGCGCGAGCATCGGGGCGCGGGGCAGTGCGGCTGCCACCCATGACGTCCTCGAACGTCAGCCCGAACGCAGCGGCGACATCGGCAATCGTCTTTTGCCATCCGGTATAGCGGCGCGGCATCTCGACGACGTTCGCGCCTTCAAAGGCATCGGCTGCGGCGGGATCGATCCGGCGGAACTCGGCGAGGACAAGCGCAGTTGCCTCTGCCTTGCTCATCTTCTTCTTTTTCCGACAGAAGCCGTAGAGGTCCCACATCGGGCGCGGAATATGGCGAAGGTTGGCAGCCCGGACGGCAGCGGCATTGCGCGCTTTGACCTCGGGGTCACGAAACAAGGTGAGGCACTGCTCACGGCGCTTTTCGCTCGCCCCACCCTTGGTACGGTTGATCCGCATGATTTCGGCGCGTTTTTCGCGGTAGGCGACGTCGGTCGCGAGCTTGCGCTTGTGGCCCTCGGCCATCTTAGCAGCGTGAAACGGATCAGAGACCAGCATGCGCGAGTAGCAGGACCGGCAGTAACCGGTCTTGGAACGCTTCGTGATAGCGGCCTTGCAGCGGGCGCAGACTAGGTTCACGCCGCAATCCCCATGTCCGAAGCCATTGCCCGCAGGCTTGACACGATCGCGTCGACGTCCCGCAGCGACGGCATGATGTCCGCCAGTGCCTGGTGGTTGATCTTGGCGCCGCCATTGATCGAGGCTGCAGCCAACTTGGCAGCGAAAGCCGTGACGGCCGGCACCGCGTTGATCACTTCTTCGCAGTGCTGGGGAACGGCGCGGCAGCCGAACAGCGCCATGTAAGGCTGGATGTACTGCTCGCCGAACGCGGCGCCGATGGCAGTGATGAAGGAGGCGGGGACCTTCTTTGTCTCCATGTCCTCGAGGCGCTGCACGGTATCCGCACTGGTTCCGAACAGCGCGCCGATCTGGGCGTTGGTGACGACGTGATCGCGCTTCACCGCCAGAATGATCGAGCGCGCAGCCTCGGCAATTTTGCCATGTGTAGGAATATCAAAGAGATATTTTTGCTTCGGTGGCATGGGTTAGATGCCTCCATCATGAAGCGAACCCAGATCAGGCTTACCGTGGTGGAAACCGTCGCTGTCCTGCCAGGCAAGTGGGGCAGCGCGGGTCAGGCGCCAGAGTGCGACGAGCGAGGCGAGGCCGATTGCAGCCACGATCAGGGCAGTGGTCATGCGGCCCTCGGCGCAGTGCTAAGCCAAACCTCGGTCTTGACCTTGCCAGACGTCGCCTTTTCGATCCGGTGCGCGAGGTCGAGGCCAGGGCGCATCGAGCCGTCGCACAGGCGAGAGATCGTCGCCGGTGTGGTTTCCACGCGAGACGCAAAATCACTGCGTTTTTCGCCTGTTTGCTCTAGATAGGTGCGTAGGTCCGTCATGGAGCGACATATTACGCAATGCGAAAACTTACGCAATACTCAAGTTGCGTCTGACGGCATGGTTTCTGGTTTCGTGCTGCGTAAAATGCAGCTTATGAAACGAGAAAGGCTCATAGCCGCGCGCAAGCGCCTCAAGGTTACTCAAGAGGTTATTGCTGAGAGGCTTGATGTTTCGGTCGCGCAGGTATCGCGCTGGGAGAATGGCAAGGACGGCATTCCGAGCCAGCGGCTACAATTCATCGCGCAGGCGTACGAATCCACCATCGGCGAGCTATTTGACGGCGAAGCCACTCCCGAAATTCCCGAGGGCAACGCGAAAGTTGTTCGCTTCGAGGGTGCCCCCGATCGCACGATGGCTCGCGACCTGCCCGTCTATGGCACCAGCCTTGGCGCACCCCGTGAGTTCGATGGAAAGGCAATTGAGCAAACGATGCTGAACTCAGGAACGGCCATTGAATACCGGCCGCGACCAGTTGTTCTTGAAGGTCAGCGATATGCCTACGGCCTCTATGTGCAAGGCACATCAATGGCGCCGCGTTTTGAAGACGGGGAAATGGTCTTCGCCTCGGATTCGCGCTACTCGCGCCCGCCCCGGATCGGCGACGACGTAATCGTCTATGTCTTGGATCCGAACGAGCCCGATGACGGCGAGAGCGCATGCGCGGTTCTGGTGAAACGACTGGTGCGACGCACAGCGACGTACATTGAGCTTGAGCAATTCAATCCGGCCGGCACGTTTAAGATCGACACTGGATGCGTTCGCCGCATGGACCGGGTCTATCCTTGGGGTGAGCTGCTGTCGTGATCGATCTGGCACTGATCGTCATCGTCTGGCCGATCTGCGTCATTCTGTCTGCGACCATCGCGTGGTCGAAAGGTCGAAGTGGCTGCGGCTTTGCCGTGCTCGCGATTCTGTTCGGGCCACTCGCCTTGATCGCAGCGGTCATAGCCTCGCGTGACTCAAACCAGGACATCAAGCGCGGACTTGCCAATGGTAAGCTCATGCGCTGCGTTTGGTGCCGTGAACCGGTGCATTTCAAGGCAACAGTCTGCCCGCACTGCCAGCGGGATGATCCGTGATGGATATCAGCGACGTTCAGATATGGAACTCCGGGCTTGCCGTTGAGGCATCACTAGGACCGTCAGGGGAGCTCCGATTGCTACTCCAGCTGGAGCCGAACGGCCCATTGCTGTCTGTTCCTTTTGCGGTACAGCTACCACCGGGAACATTGCGATACCTGCTAGATCGCCTGACCGCGATAGCTGACGCAGCGCCGGAATACTGCGGGCCAGCAGCCACAAACAAAGACGCTCACTGAACCTCGTTCTTGGTTTCAGGTCTTTCGGTTTTACAGGATGCCCTGCGGCGCGCCGATGCACTGAGAGCATATCGCCAAGGGGAGTGATGTGGCCTTCTCCCGGTGGAATCCATCCGCCAGGGCGCTGCAGCTTTCCGTTGCCAACTTCATTCATCACAACCTCGCTCGTTTGGGCGGGGCTTTTTCTTGCCCCGCAATGAACGTGTAGGGTCATTCTAGCAAATTACGCAACACGCAAATTTAACGCTTGCACCGATCTTACGCATTACGTAAATCTCTCTCCAACAGCCCACCCCGGCTGAAGGAGATTCGAGATGTGGAACACCACCCCTCAGGCGCAAGCCATCCTCGCAGGCATCAACCCCACCGCCCTGCGCATCGTGCGCCGCACCCCGCCGATCGGCCCGGCCTATTTTGCCTGGGGGACGGACAACGCCGTTGGTGAGCGGCTGCAGGCCCTGCGTGAGGCCTATGTCGCCGAACTGACCGGCACCACTTTCGCCGATACGCCTGACCGTGGTGCTTGGCTCGAAGCCTACGAGAAGACTGGCAGCGTCGAAGAGGCCCTGAGCGCCCGCTTCGGTGATCCCGATGGCTATGCCGGCGCTTGGGGATACTTCGGTCGGTCCGACGCCATGGCTATCGAGGCCATGAACCGTGCCTGGCAGGCTGAGTGCGTTGGGCGTCCTGTGGCGGAGGCTGCGTGATGGCTCACCCCGCAATCACCGGCCAGCGCGTCAGCAGTGAAGCCCGCGCAGAAGGCATCGCCTTCGCCCGCGCATGGCGCATCCGCATGAAGCCGCATTTCGACGCGATCTATGGCACCGAGCCGGAGCGCTGCGGCTGCTGCGGTCAGCGGGTGAGGGGGTGCTGAGATGGCGCAATACAGCCCCCGCCGCGATCTGATCGCATGCTTTGGCGTCATGGCGGCTTTTGCAGCCGTGTTCTCCGCATTCTGGGTCGCCCTGCCATGACTGCGTTCCGCATCATCCCGAACAGCCGTCCCATGGCCGGTAATCTACCGCTTCTGCCGATGTCAAAGGAAGACGCCCGTTTCTGGGCCCTTCTACGCGCACGGCGAACCCAAAACCCTCGCAACGGAAAGGACGCCGCGTGAACGCCGTTACCAAGATTGAAGCCGCGCCTTCGCACATCGCCACGGTCGTCGAGCAGACGCCTGTTGTTGTGCTCACCGATAAGGCCCAGCGCGAGAGCTTCTACGAGCACATCCAGCGCGAAGTCGACGCCTTCGAGCCTGACACCAGCACCGAGAAGGGCCGCAAGGCCATCAAGTCGCTGGCCTACAAGATTACACGCACCAAGACCGCGATCGATGACGCCGGCAAGCAGCTGAACGAAGAGGCGAGGGCGCGTATCAACGCCGTCGACGCCGAACGTCGTGTGGTCAAGGAGAAGCTGACGGCACTGGCCAATGAGGTTCGCCGCCCATTGACCGAGTGGGAAGCGGCTGAGGAAAAGCGCGTCGAGGAATGCCGCGCGATTATCGATGGCATCAAGGCCGCTGCTGTCGTCACGATCGAGGACACCGCTGCAACGGTCCGCGCTCGTGGCGGTAAGGTCTGGAATACGGCGCTTGATGCCGACCGGTTCGGCGACATGCTGGCCGAGGCCACCGCTGCCAAGGACATGGCGGTGTCGGCGCTCAAGTCTGCGCTGGCTCGGCTGACCAAGGAAGAGGCTGACCGCGCTGAACTTGAGCGCCTGCGCGCCGAGGCTGCGGAGCGCGAGGAGCGCGACCGGATCGAGCGTGAGGCACGGGAGGCGGAGGAGCGCCGCGTGGCCGAGGAAAAGGCAGCCGAGGAGAAGCGCATCGCTGACGAGCGCGCTGCCGAGGAGCGCCGGATCGCAGCCGAGAAGGCAGAAGCCGAACGCATCGAGCGCGCAAAGCAGGAAGCCGCAGCCGCAGCCGAACGCGCCGCGCAGGAAGAGCAGGCCAAGCGTGACCGCGAGCACGCCGAGCAGCTGGCCGCCGAACGTCGCCGCGCCGAGGAAGCAGAGCGGGCGGCACAAGCAGAGCGCGATCACATCGCTGCCAAGGAAGCTGCGCGTCAGGCCGAAGCCAAGCGTCTCGCCGATGAACAGGCAGCTCGTGAGGCGGACAAGGCGCACCGCAGTGCCGTCAAGACGGCTGCGAAACAGGCGATCATGTCCTGCGGCACAGACGAAGACACCGCTCGCAAGATCGTGGTTGCCATCCTCGCCGGTGAGATTCCGGCTGTCAGCCTGAGGTATTGAAATGCCCGGCGTTTTCCACTGCTCGCCGACGAACAGCACGCATTTCACCCGCTGCTGCGAGACCGCGATTTGCGACAACCAGCGCTGCTGCCCCCGCTGCGGTGAGCCGGTCTACCCCCACTACCACCGCTACGGGGAAGACCCGGACGAAGACAATTACTCCGACCACTACCGATCGATGGTCCGCCACCGTCAAGCAATGGGAAGATGACCATGACCGACAACCCCTTTGATCTCGATTACCGCGAATCCGCCGTCGAACTGGACGACTTTGCCGATGCGCCCGCGCCCACGAACACCGGCCCCATCTACCACGGCAATCTCCTGCAAGGCTCCGACGAGTGGCTGCAGGCGCGCTGCGGGCTGCTGACGGCTTCGGAAATGAAGCTGATCATCACGCCCACCGGCAAGGTCGCTAACAACGACAAGACCCGCACCCACGCCTACGAGCTCGCATTCCAGCGCATCACCGGCTTCGTCGAGCCGCAGTACGTCTCGGATGCGATGCTTCGCGGGCAGGAAGACGAGATCTACGCCCGCGCTGCATACTCCGAGCACTATGCCGAAGTCGTCGAAACCGGCTTCATCACGAACGAAAAGTGGGGCTTCACCATCGGTTACAGCCCCGACGGTCTGGTCGGTGATGACGGCCTGATCGAATGCAAGTCGCGCGCCGGCAAGTACCAGGTGCAGACGATCGCGACGGACGAAGTGCCGGAAGAATACGTGCTGCAGTTGCAGACGGCGTTGCTCGTCAGTGAGCGGGAGTGGATTGACTTCATTTCCTATTCCGGCGGTCAGCCTGTCTACATCAAACGGGTCGAGCCCGACCTCGAACTGCAGGCCGCGATCATTGCTGCCGCGACCGCTTTCGAAGCCCGCATCGCCGACGTGATCCGCGAATATCACGCGACACTGGCGCGGATGCCGAAGCTCATTCCGACTGAGCGGCGCGAGATCGAGGAGATCATCATATGACGGGTCGCGGTCGTTGGCAGCGGCCCTCGATCGAGGAGCGCTTCTCCACCCGTTACGAGGTTAATCCTCAGAGCGGATGTTGGGAATGGCAGGGCAAGAAGAATGCTTATGGCTACGGCGTTCTGCAGAAGAACGGCGGCGGATGGGCGTTGGCTCATCGGTTGTCAGTCGAGATGTCGGGCCGCTGCGTTGACGGGTTCGTCGTCTGCCACACGTGCGACAACCCCGGGTGCGTGAATCCCGAGCATCTGTTCGTTGGCACCCCCGCAGACAATAGCCGGGACATGGCCGCCAAGGGCCGCAGTACCAAGGCTGAGCGCAACCCAATGGCGAAGCTCAGCCGCGACAAGGTCGAATTAATCAAAGCGGACCGGTCGACCCGGGCCGAAGACCTCGCAGCGCAACACGGCGTCTGCGTGGCGACAATCCGCAACTATCGCGCTGGGCGCACATGGAGCGAAGTATGACCGAAGCATTGGATATGTCTCGCTACGTTGAGGCTAAATCTGATCAGCTGAATGCTGACGACCTCATCGGGGCACCGCGTACCATCACCGTTACCCGCGTTACCGGCAGTGACGGCGACCAGCCCGTTTCGATCCACTACGAAAACGACGGTGGCCGGCCCTTCAAGCCATGCAAGACGATGCGCCGCGTGCTTCTGGCGATCTGGGGCCGTAACGCCTCGGACTACGTCGGCCGCTCGATGACGATCTACCGCGACGATGCTGTCACTTTCGGCGGCCTCAATGTCGGCGGCATCCGCATCAGCCACATGAGCCACATCGACAAGAAGACTGTCGTGGTGGTCATGAAGACTAAGGGCAAGAAGGCGGGGATCGAAGTCAAGCCACTGAGCGCCGAAGTGCGCCAGATGCCCGCCAACAACCAGATGGCCGACTGGACCGACAAGTTCGTCGCCAAGGTTGCCGAAGCGCCTGATGCCGACGCTCTCAACGCATTCGTCGCCAGCCAGATCAAGTGGCTCGACAAGCTTCCCGCCGACCTGCGCACCAAGGCTGACGATGCCGTCTCGGAGCGCCTGGCCGTGTTCCACCCGCAGGAAGGTCGCGACACCGCCGACATGGGCGAGGGCTTCAGCGACGATCAGGGAGGGTTCTGATCCATGGAACAGAACATCGCCTTCGCTCTGTCGCTGGTCGCCATGTCGGTTTCGCTCGTCGCATGGCTCCGTTGCCGACAGGTCGTCACCGCTACCGAGGCCAAGCTCAACGCCCTGCGCTCCAACTGCTCGATCCGCAACGAGCGCGGGCAGATGCTCCGCTACGTCAACGCCTCGCCGGAAGCGCGGGCGCGGGCTGAAACCACCGTTACCGAAAGGACTGCATAATGGCTGAATCTGCCGACGACCGCCTGCGCCTGCTCATAGAGCGTATCGAACGCCTGGAGGAGGAGAAGAAGGGCATCAGCGACGACATCAAGGATGTCTACAACGAGGCCAAATCCACCGGCTACGACGCCAAGGTGATGCGCATCATCGTCCGGCTGCGGAAGATGAAGCCCGACGACCGCCGCGAACAGGAATGCGTCGTCGAGACCTACAAGAACGCCCTCGGCATTGAC